AAAGACAAGGGGGATCGTGATGCCCCATCTACTGACGATTGATGAGGTTAAGTTGTGGTGTCGGATCGATGATGCTGATGATCCAGCAGAGCAAGCTCAAATTGATGCTCAAATCCTCATGCTCATTGGTGCTGCAAAACGATATCTTAAACGTGCAACTGGGATAGATTTCACATCAGAAGACGAGGAAGCGAAAGTCTGTGCATTGGCTCTAATCGCCGAAAACTGGGAAAATCGCAAAGCAGCAACGGAGAAAAATATGAAAACAAATCCATTTATCCAGAGTATGATTACGCAGTTGACATATGGCGTAGATAAGCCGAATGGCGGTGATAGTCATGGATGCAGGACTTCTTCGACATAGGATAACCATGCAAGAGCACAAAGAGATTGGCAGGGATCAATACAACAATCCTAAATCCGAATGGGTGGATATCTGCAGGGTATGGGCAAGTATTGAGCCGATTAGCGGTAGAGAGTATTGGGCGAGTGCTCAAACACAGTCAGAAGTTACACATCGTATCCGTATCCGTTATCGTAGAGGAATTAAACCGACAATGAGAATCATATATCAAGGGCGGATATTTGAGATCGAGACCATCATTGACTATCAAGAAAGGCACGAATACTTACAGCTTATGTGCAAAGAGGTGGTCAGATGATGGACGCCAGAATTAAGCTGACGGGGGATAAAACCTTGGAGCAGAACTTGAAGAAAATAACTCGCTCAGCAAAAGGACGAGCACTCAAGAAAGCTGCAAAGGCTGGCGCAGAGCCAATTGTAAAAGAAGCTAAACGCCGTGTGCCTGTCGATACCGGTAAGACCCAGAAACATATAAGGTCTTGGATTTCCAAACGTGATTCCGATAGCGTTACAGTGTCTGTTGGTGTTACTGCCAAGTCACGTGCTCATGTCGCTAGATTCTTGGAATTAGGCACATCCAAGATGCCAGCACGACCGTTTTTACGTCCAGCGATTGATGAGGAAAAACAAAAGGCTGCGGAAGAAACCCAAAAAACAATGGCTGAAGCTGTCTTGGAAGAAGTACGCAAAGGCGGACAAACTACTGGTTTCGGTGTGCGCATGTGAGGTGATGCAATATAGATATCGAAGCTAAGTTGGTTAAGCACCTATTGGTAGATCCCAAAATAAGAGGTTTGGTAGGAGATAAAATCTATGCATTAGCCATCCCACAAAACAAAGATGTGCCTGCAATTGTGTACCAGAGGATAAGCACCGCAAGAACACTCAGCTTAACTGGTGAGAGTGCAAGCAATCCGAGAATCCAGTTTAGCGCATATGCTAAGGATTATGCGACTGCTAAAGATATAGCGATGGCGTTAAAGGCATCTCTGGATTTTTATATTGGCGAATTAGGCGGCGAAATAAAGGCTGCGACATACATGGCTGATTATCGCGATGATTATGAGCCGGATACAGGTCGATATCGTTCAGATGTCGACTTTTTTGTTTTACGTAATTAAAAAACTAAGGGAGTGATTATAAATGGCTTTATGGGGTATTGGGACTAAGTTTCAAATAGAAAATCAAGAAACATGGGAAGAAATTGGCGATATTACTAGCATAACCCCGCCTGAAATGACAACTGACACGCTCGAAACAACTGCGTTAGATTCGCCAGATGGAACCGAAGAGATAATCCCAACTATACATCGTAATGGTGAAGCATCAATCACTTTCAACTTTGATCCAGACGATGACAAGCAGAAAGCATTTAACGAAGATAGGAAAAATCGTGTCAAGCGAAACTACCGTATTGTGTTCCCCGATGGAAGCTTTTATCAATTTGCCGCATATGTTGTCGGATTCGCAATTGGCGATATTACACCTGATGGCATGTTAACTGCAACCGTCACATTACGCGCAACTGGTAGTTCATCATTTGGCAAAAACGCACAATAGGGCAGGCAACACTGCCCTTCTATATCATAAGGGAGGTATATATATATGGCTCTGACAAGGGACCAGATTTTACAGGCTAACGATATCGAAATCAGGGAGGTATACATTCCGGAATGGAAGGATAGTGTTTTTGTACGTGGTATGACGGGCAAAGAACGTGATTCTTATGAAGCAAGCATCGTCAAGCAAAGAGGTAATAATACTGAAATCAACTTCAAAAATGCACGTGCAAAGCTCGTTGCTTTATGCACTGTAGATGAGCAGGGGAACCGTATTTTCAACGACACTGACGTAGCTTTGTTAGCCGAGAAGTCTGCAAAGGCTCTGGATCGGATATTCACTGTAGCGCGTGAGTTATCAGGTATTAGTGCTGAAGATATGAATGAACTAACAAAAAACTCCGAAGAAACGAGTTTAGACGACTAGTCTTTAGACTAGCTGTCTTGCTCGGTATGTCGCCGCGAGAAGTGTTAGAAAAACACACAAGCAGAGAATTGACAGAGTGGGCTGCATTTTTGCAACTCGAACCGCAAGGGGAAGACCGTGCGGATTTGCGGGCTGGAATTATAGCTAGCACAATCGCTAATGCAAATCGTAAGAAAGGCGCAAAAATATATAAACCTGCTGACTTTATGCCTAAATTTGACGCAGAGCAATCAATGGACGAGCAAAGAGCCGCTGCAGAAGCATTAATCATAGCGTTTGGTGGTACAAAGGGAGGTATATAACACCTCCCTCTTTTCGCGAAGGAGGTGAAATTATGGCAACAATAGCTAGCTTAGTCGTTGACTTGACAGCAAATACCGCGAAATTTCAACGCAATATGAAAGCGGCAATGGGTCCAGTTGAGCAATTTAGAATCCAAGTCGAGCGAGCGACAAAGAGCATTGATGATTTCGCCAGACAAGCCAAAAAGACTGCTGCTATTGCTGGTGCTGCATTTACTGGATTAGCAGCGGTTGGTGCTAAGTTTGTTAATCTTGCGTCAGAAGCACAACAACTCAATAACGTTATCAATCAGTCATTTGGCGAAATGGCAGCAGCGGTTAATGACTGGGCAGAGAAAACTGGCAATATATTAGGGCGGTCAACTCATACAATGCGGAGTTATGCTGGTTATATGCAGGCACTTATCAAGCCGATCGTTGGCGTTAATGATATTGCAGCAGAGATGTCTATGACACTAGCCGAGTTAGCAGTTGATCTAGCTGCATTTTACGATAGAGAGGACGATGAAGCATTTACCGCTTTACGATCCGCACTTATGGGTGAAATAGAACCAATGAAGAAATTCGGTGTTGCAATGACACAAGCCGAATTACAGGCATTTGCGTTATCTCAAGGTATCAACAAAAAGATCTCCGCCATGACCGAAGCAGAAAAAGTAATGTTGCGTTATAGGTACCTGATTGATCGCACAAGAATTGCTCAGGGAACAGCATTAAGAGAAGCCAACGAGTATGCCAATACCACTAAGGCACTTAAAGAAGAGTTTCGGGAACAGGCAGAATCAATTGGTCATATTCTAATGCCTGCCTATGCTTATGTGGTTGATAAGACGCGGGAGCTAATACGTTGGTTTGGTAGTCTAGATAATGCAACCAAGACACAGATAACGCAATGGGGACTAATTGGTGTATCTGTTTTGGGTTTTGTTTCGGTATTGGCAACAGCAGGATCGGCGGTTGCTGTATTTATCAAAGGACTTATGCTTTTAGGGTCAGTTATAGGATTTATAACATCGCCGATGGTGTTAGCGATTACATTGATCGCACTTGCTGTGGCAGCACTATACACTGCATGGGAACAGAACTGGGGCGGTATACAGGACAAAACGCAAAAAGTCTGGGAAGCAATAAAACCAATCGTTGACAAGGTAAGCGAATGGCTTAATACTGCATGGCAATGGGCAATCAATCTTGCCGGAGATGCTTGGAAATGGTTAAAAGAAACAACATGGTCAGAAAAAATAGCTGATATTAAGAGTTGGCTCACAGCAGGTTGGGAATGGTTAATTAATATTGCAGGCACAGCGTGGGATTGGTTAACCAAAACTACTTGGGCAGAAAAAATTAGCGATATCAAAGGTTGGTTATCGACAGCATGGGATTGGGTAATCAATCTTGGCGGATCTGCTTGGGTTTGGATTGACAGAAATTTACCATGGTTAGCCGATACCATGAGGTGGATTTGGGACAAACTCCAATCTGCATGGGAGTGGAGTATCAGCAAAGCTGGTGACGCGTGGGATAAACTGGGCGATTCCGCTTTCGCGAAATGGATTGATGAGGTTAAAGCTAAAATAACTGATAGTAAGGCGTGGAAATGGACAATAGATGTTGCATTACCAGCAGTTATTGAGGGCGGCAAAGCTGTTATTAATGCTGTCGTTGAGCTTGGTGGTGAAGTATATGACGCAATTAAAAAGGGCTTTAAAGATGGCGATTGGGGTCCGCTGTTTGGCATAGCTAGCGATATTTGGTCAACGGGTGCATTGATTAAACTGGGTTTGGAACTAGCTGGGCATGAACTTGACAAGATTAAGCAGGCGATTATTAAAGCATTTGGACTAAGCGGCGGGATTAACTCAGTTGTTGGGACAGGCATTGTAATAGGAGTAATGACTATCGGTATACAGCTTGCCGAAGCTTGGGCAAAAAAAGACTATGATAATTTTGTACGCAATGTGATTGCTGCTGGTATTGCTGGAGTATTTGGAGGTATGATTGGAGGTCCAGCTGGCGCAATCGTTACTTTCGACATTGTTTTGAATCTCAAATTAGGCGAGACAATATATGACGAGATTGAGAATATCATCGGCTATATCAAATACATGTTTGAAGAAGGGGTAAGCCTATGGGACATGATCCGTGGCAGATACCCCGATGATATGATGGGCTTTGGTGAGTGGCTTGAGAAGCAGAAGGGTATAGTTGATGAGCCATTACCACCACCTGAAAGAGCGGTCAACCCCATATGGGATATACCAGAGTCTGAACTAAGTAAATATGTGCAAATATACCCTGTTAGAACACCAGTTGAGGATATCATAGATACAACAAAGCCGCTCCTAAATATAACAGAGTCAGAGCGACAGATGTTAGCTGCACTGGCACAACTTGAAGCGGGTATAGATGGAATCGAGGGCATGGCTGCGGTAGTCGAAGTGGTATTTAACCGTATGGAGCAAAATGCGAAATTATATGGTAGCACAGTGGAGGAAGTAATCCGTAAGGCTAATCAGTTTGAACCTGTCATGACAGGCAAATTTGACGAGTTACTGACCAGCGGTAAAATCGCAGCAGAAGCACTAGAAGCGGTCGATTTAGCACTCAGGAGATTAGCTGAGGGTGCTGGTGTTACTCGAGGAGCAACATACTTTGCGAATCTTGATATAGTCCGCAAGCGTAACCCCAACCACTGGATGCTTGATCCAACAAAGATGATACCCACTGTCACCATAGGCGGTCATACATTCGGCATAGCAGGATATGCCGAGGGAACACCATGGACAGGTTGGGGTGCACTCGATGAGGTGGCTGGTATTGTCCATAAGCGAGAGGCAGTTATACCATGGAGGGTGCTCAAGAAAGGCCCATTGGCAGTTTTGGAATTCCTTGGTATGCCAGGGTTTCAGAGTGGGCGTGTACCAGAGAGTGTACCTGGCTTATCATCAGCGCAAGCATCAATCACAAATATGCAATCAATGTTTAATAGCATAGGCAAAACTATATTATCTGGATTAAGTAAGTTATTTGAGATACTGTCTCATGCCATTGAGACAATTGCTTTAGCACTGGTTGGAGAAGAAAAAGTTGCAGAGATAAAAGAAGTATTTGCATCTATGCGAACTGCTCTTGACGACTTTGAAAAGAGCTTGACTGAAACAACTGAGACAAATACTGATACCACCGCCGAGCAGTTAACTATGTGGCAAAAACTCAAAGCCGGTTTGCAATCGCTAATGGATAAACTCAATGCAACGGCCTATGCACAGCAATTTTATGAGTCGGTGCTTAACAAGCTGAATCCTATAGCTAACCTATTTTCAGCGTTACTAAACCAAATAACCCCTGCTCTAAACGCTCTGATGGTACCGATTATACTGCTCACTCAAATTTTTGGCACTGTGCTAACTCCAGTGTTGCGAGCTTTGTTCCCAGTGTTTAAGACGCTTGGTCTAATTGTCGCAGAAGTCGTGCTTGTATTTGTTGAGGCGTGGAACACACTAGCAAAGCTGGTTAAGTATGCTACGTTAGGATTTGTAGACATGGTTGTAGTAACAACCGACATACGCAACGCGATAGATACACTCAAGAGTATGACTTGGGAATCAGCTCTCAAATTTGACGAGCTTAACAAAGAGATCAGCGAAGCAACACGCAATGTACCACAAGGGCTTAAACTGGTTAGTAATCGTATAGCAGCAGCTGACAATATACCATCAGTACAGAGCATTCAACCTCAAGAACGCCAGGGAGATCAAATCGAAATAAACATCGAGGGCAATGTGTTTGGCATCAACGACCTAAAAAAGATAATACTGGAAGCGGTTGCAGAAGCACAAAGAAGGTCTGCTCTGGCTAGCAACGGAGTGAGTGGATAATGTATGCAACGTTCGATGGAATAGAAATACCAAAAGTATATGATGTTAGGATAGATAGGGTCTTAATTGGCGAGCAGTCACGTACTGCGTCTGGTAAGCTAAGGCAGGACGCAATAGCGACTAAGAGAAGATGGACGCTATACTGCCGGCCTGTGCCTAAACATCTTGTAGATCCTCTCTTATATCGCCTAGAAAGCACTCTCTATGCTGAGGGTGCTTTCTGGCTTTATGGAATGGGTGAGCCAGTAACAGCAAAAATCGATCCTGATGGTATCGAGGAACAAGTCGTTGGGGTTGCTGGCGATGATGGTACATGGCATAAAGACGGGCGACAGCTGATTATCACCATTGAGGAGGTGTAATAGTGCCAATTGTCTATAGGGACTCTGATGCATACAGAACTAGCGTGGAACTTGATGTAGACAAGGTTATTGGCGATAGTGACACAATACTTGGCGACAGCTCAGATAGTGTCGCGGGATATGTCAATATGTTATATGGTCGACCATTGCAGCAATTAAGAGCAGTTGATGATCTAAGGATTGGGCGTGCAATAAAGCGGGATATTGATGATCTAAGGATTGGGCGTGCAATAAAGCGGGATAGACTACCCAAAGGAGATGACTTGCAGTGATTAGGATACATCAGCGTAACGACAGGATTTTACCCTATCAGCTGCAAGATGAGACCGGTCAACCAATTAATCTTGATGATGCGCACCAGATTGTGTTTGTAATATCAACTCACCCTGTCCGCAAGCGAGTGATAGAGAAACATATCAATGAAGGCATTACCATTGTCGATGCGCCAAATGGCAGGATCGAGATTGAGTTGACATCTGTGGATACAGATATATCAACCGGTGTATATCAATATGAGTTGTTAATTGTTGATATAGACGGCCATAGATATACAGTCGACACAGGATTGCTTGAAATATTAGAGAGTCTAGCGAGAGGTGATATATATGGCAACAATACGATTGGGTAATCTATTGTGGCGTAATAGGACAACACCAATCAGCCAAGATGATCCATTAGATACGAGAGATATTAACTCTGAGAGTATCAAGACGACATTGCAACAAGTACAGCAGCTATTGTCAGGAGTGGCGACAGAAGCCAAATTAGAACAAGCAAGGGCGTTATTAGCCAATCTAAACGCAAAAGATTTTGCGACACAGGCAACTCTAGCAGCAGTTAAAAGCGAGTTGGAAGTACTTAAAGCGGAGCTCCAGGAGATCAAGGCTAACCAGCTTTCGGGCGATCAAAAAGTCCAACTATCAGGTACGAAAGTGGTAGAAAGTGCCCCTGTTACTGGAATCAAGACTGTAACAAGCACCGTGGCGGAGGTGTTTGCTGGGTCCAGTCGGAAGGCCAATAGAAGCAAGCTGATTATCCGAAATTTGCACCCGGCGGTTGCGATCCGCATCGGAGGCAGTGGCACAACCGACACCATCGGACAGTCTTTGGAACCTGGTGCAAGCGTCGAGATAGACTTTAGTCCGTCAACAGCAGTGCCTATTTACGCTGTTTCTACTGCTGGAAATGTCTCGGTGGAGGTGCTGGAGGTATGACATATCAGATTATAGCCTTTGATAACGGAATCCACAGAATTCAGGTGAGTTTTTCAGACGAAGGAGTTGCGTTACAGGGAGAAACGACCGTAAAGGGAAGTCCCGAGGACGCTGAACGGTACGTTTTAGTTTTCGAGCGAGATTTGCGTACTAACTATGCTTATTTATTCCCGCAACCCGAACCGAAGGAGGTGCCGGTAGATGAAGTTCATTAGCGGCAAGTACACAAGCAGAGAGCTT